TCTTGTAATTTATTTATTTTTACATGTAATGGATTAAATTGTGAATTAATTTCTTTTATAGTATTTTCTTTTAATTGTAATTCATTAATGTAATCTTTTTCTTTTATTGAAAAAGCTCCATCTTCAAATTTCTTTGCAGTATTTAATTCTTGAACAAGAAAGTCTTTTTCTTTTTCTAAATTCAAAACCTGATTTGATAGACTTTGTGCCTCTAATTCTAACTTTTCAATAATTTTTTCTTTATCTTGTATTTTATCTTCATATTGAGAAGTTATTGGTTTTCCACTAAATCTTTCTTTTAAAATATCTAAACTCATTAATTATTACCTCTTCTTTTAAATCTTTTAATTTGAGCTGGTGTTCTACCAGTTCTTTCCAATATTTTATTTTTCTTTCTTCTTTCTTGTTTTCTCATTTTGGCTGCTTTGTTTGGCATTATCTTGGCCTTTCTTCTATTTGTAACGATGATAATCTTGAACGATGTGCTGTCGCTACAATGTTGTGTTTAAAATTTGGATGTCCTGCGAATAATTGTGGTTCTGTTGTTCCATTGATTTCCCAATAATAATCGTTCCAATCCACAATGTCACCAATTTCAGGATAGAAATTCAAAGAACCACTTGATAGATTTTCTCTTTGAAAAAACATTTCAATTGAAGAATTATTATCTGCACCAAATTCGTCTTGAATTATTTCGGGTTCATTGTATTGAATTAAACAATTAACTCTGAATCCTATGTCGTAGTATTTAGCAGTTGACTCACCATATACATTGTCTTCTGTTCTTTCAACATTCACCTTATAAATGTCAACTGATTGTCCAACAATTTCGTCAATTAATTCCTCATTCATTTGATTAATTAAATCAAATTCTTTTTGTGGTATAAAAAATGGTTTTGTTTGACTCATTTAATTATCCTATGTATATTTTTAATGGTGCTTTATTCAATACTTCTTGTTGAGAATTAGCAACTTCTTGTTCTGTTAAAGCTTGTTCTTTTTTACTAACAGCTTCTAAGAACTCATTCAATTCTTCTAAAAGATTTGCCTTTTCTTCTCTACCTTCTGATTTCAATGCCTCACCATCCAATGATACCTCACCATTCGGTAATGGCATTGATGCATATTTACTTCTAATGATACCTAATAATTCTTTTGCTAATGCTAATGTGTATTTACGAATCCAATTTCTACCCATTGAATTTATTTCTGAATATGTGATAAATTTATAAGGTATATTTGATGGGTCAGATACTTTACCGTTTGTGTAATCTTGTGTTACATCAATTCTATCATTTCTTTTATAATAATGGAAGTATATTTTATTACCAGCGTCAGTATCTTCTGGTTTTGGAAATATTCTTAATTTATTATTTATTAATTCAAATGAATATGCAGATTTTCTAATTAAATCATTTGTTTCAATCGCATTTGCTCTAGCTAAATCATATGATATTGGTCTTAATATACAAGAAACTGCTGGTGATACATGACCAAATCCAAATGAATCCAATAGTTCAATATTGTCGTATGTACCAGCAAAAGGGTCATAGAATTTAGATATAGCTGCAGGACCTTGATTAAATACTCGTTGAACTTCTAATCTATTATTTGCTCCAATAGTTGATTCTAAACTAGCTTCACTTGTTAAATCATAAACTTGTTGTGAACCAGTTAAAGTTATTGAACCTGTAAACATTGTGGTGTTCCCACCAACATTCACAGCTTGTCCGTATTGTTCTGATAATGTGAATAAAGACATTCCCCCATTTGGTGTTTCAGCTTGATGAGAACCTGTTGAACTCATTCCAGTAGTTGTATCTGTATTTCCATAATGTTCCCACATCCAATTCTTTGTATTGTAATGATTAATTTGTTGTGAGTATTCCGATACTGCTTCTTCAAAACAAGCGTATATTGAACCACTATTAAATTCCAATTGCATAACTGGATGTCCAAGTTTACTTGCAACGTATTTACATGTTGTTAAACTATCGGATTGAAATTCAGTATCAGAATCATAAATTCCGTGTGGTGTAGCACCATCTACATCAGTTGATGCAGCTGGTTCTTCATATATAAATATCAATATAACGAAAAAACCCCCTAAATTAATAGAGGGTTTTCCCTATCTAAGTTTATAAAGATTTAACCTATACTAAGTTTAAGTCTTTACAATGGATTTTACCATAGAACTCAGGTCTAATCATTTTCTTAGCATATCGTGTCATTACACCTTTTCTTGGTGTGAAGTCACTTGGGTCATATACTAATGGAGTCATGATTAGTGGTACATATGGAGAATATACAGCACCTGTTTCAAGGAAGTTACTTCCTCTGAAACCAACAAGTATTGTATTTTCAGTCATGTATGGATTCTTATAAACAGTAAATCTGTTTTGTAATTGTCCAGCAACTTGTATTCCAGCTGCAAACTGAGTTTTATTTCCATCTGTGTTAACCATATATCCTGGTATTGATTCTAAGATTGTAGCAACAGTCGGAGAAACAACACAGAAATTAGCACCACCTCTAAGAGTTAATCTTTGGATTTCATTAGAAACCTTTTGGATTTTACCCAATAGAGTTTGATACCATTCGAATCTTGTTCCGTAGAATGTTGTTTCTGTCCAATTAGCTTCAGTTACACCTGAACCATCATAATCTTCACCTGGTGTAGCAGACCAATAGTCAACTGTTACAGCATCATTGATTAACATATCAAGGATTTCTAAATCGATTTCCATTGAGATGTATTCAGATAACATTGAAGTTAACTCAGCTTCAGCGTCAACAGAATGATAAGCATTCAAGTCTTGAGCTAACTCAGGAGACCATACAGCTTTTAGTTTTCTTGTTTTCGCAACAATAGCTTGAGACTTCAATTGTAAGTCAACTTCAGGTATTGCTAATGTATCTTCAGTAGCGTTACCAGTTGAATCCTCAAAGTCACCTCTATCAGCTTCAGTTGGTTGTGTTGGAACTTCAACTTTAATACTACCTAAACCACCACCAGAATCAGCAGCACCTGAAACAATAAGAGTTACAGTTCCACTACTTACTGTAGAGAATTGTGGTAATTGCTCTACAAGTGCAGTTGAACCTGAAGTTATTTTTACAGCTCTTGCAGCTTTATCATCGAATTTACTATCGATTGTTGAAGCAGCTACATTGATTTTATATAATTCACCAGCTGCAAAAGAAGCACTAAACTCTTGGTTAAAGTTTAAGTCTTTATAATTAACTGAACCAGTTGTATATGCAGAAGCACCAGCTGTTGAAGCATTTATTGCTAATGCATTAGATACTGTTGAATTAATCGAGTAGTCATATTTACCTTCACCATAAAGACCACCAACACCATAAGGAGCGGATGAACCTGATGGAGAGTTAGGACCTGTTTTACCAGCTAATGATTCAACACCAGCACCAGTTGATTTAGCATTTGTATTACCGAAATTACCTGTGTTTGTACCATATTTAAAATCTAAATAAAATACAAGACCAGATGGTAAGTTCATTGGTTGAACTGATACAAAGTCTTGAGCTGCTAGCTCACCAAAAATTCTACGAACCAATGGAAGAGCAACACCTGACCATTCTTCTGAACCAGCTGTACCAGCAGCACCACTACCAGCACCTCCACCAGTTGCAGAGTTTTCTGAAATTAGCTGTTTTGCTTGGTTTTCAAGCATTGTAGCCATTCCACTTCTTTGAAAATCCTCATTCAAACCATCAAGAAGACCTGTTTTATCCCATTTATTAACGAGATGTTTAGCTTCTTCTTGTTGTTTTTTATAAGGAGATGCATCTAATAATGCATCATTGATATAATTTGACATATCTATTATCTCCTAATTATTTAATTAAACCAGCAAGTTTTCTGAATCTGTCAGCAACATTGTTTTCTTCAGAAATCACTTTACGAGACTCTTCAGATGGTTTTGTTGAACCGACAGCTGCACTAGCTGATTCACTTATTGATTTTTTTGTTACAGTTGAACCATCATAATTGAACTGTTCTGCAAGTGTAGAGTAAACAAGTTTAATCTCTCTTGTAGTTTGAGCTCTGTCAAATGTTTCAACCACTTTAAGTTTCTGGTTATTATCTAAACTATATTGTTTGAACAATTTATTTGTAAACAATAATTTAGCATTCAAGATGTTAACTTCGTGAAGTTTGTCTTTTAAGAAAACAACAGCTTCTTTGTATTCTTTCAATTCAGCTTCTAAGTCAGAAGATTCTTTCATACCTTTTTTACCAGAACCTATTCCAGAAGATGTTACTTTATCTACGGAATTATCACTTTTACCAATTCCAGAAGATTTATCGTATTCTTCTTCAACAGTTTCTTCGTCTTCTTCAAGAGCAGCTTCATCGATTTCATACTCTTCTTCAACAGCTTCAGTAGACTCTT